GAAGTGCCATAATAACTTATCTCGCTTGTGTCCAAGTCTTTCCTCCGTCCGTAGACATGATTCTTTGCTTGGTTGTTGGGTTAGTTGCATACATAGGTGTTGTCCCTTCGTCATCCTTCTTACCTTGCAAGTTAAGACGAGACTCACGGACTTGCTTACGGATTTTACTCCATCCGTCCATAACCACACCTAAGTTCTCCTTGAACATCTTATCGGTAGGGTCCAAGGCACGGGTCTTGTTCAGAAGCAGAGCAAGTTCTTTCTCACTCAAAGCACCGAAACCCGTAGCACCTGTTCGGCTCTGGCTCTTTAGTTCTTCAAGTGTGCCAATAGCCTTCTCACTGTTCAAGGAACTGACAAGATTATTCAATGCCTTAGCATCAGTCCAAGGGATAACAGAGGAGACAGCCTGATTCAAACCACCAACCATACTACCGGGAGCCAGTTTAAGTGCTCTTTCAGCAGTGGTTAAGGCTGTATCAAGGTTAGACTCAGTGCTGCTCAGTTTGGAAACTGCCTGAGACTTCTCTGTGGCTGTCTTCTCACGATCAGCTTCTAACTTTAATTGTTTCTGTTCAATCTGTGTCTGAAGCAACTGAGCTTGTAAGCTCTTCAACCCGCTACCGTCAGGATTCAGTTTAGCTTGTACCCACTGTTTCTTTACTTGAGCTTCCTGCTCAGGAGACAAGTTAAGAGAACCGAGAATACGCTCAAACTCACTCTTAGACTCAATAGCAGGTTTCTCGTAGATCATCAAATCAGCAGGGTTCTGTGTTTGACGATACTTAGCCAAACTCTCAGGTGTATACTTACCAGACTCAACAAGCTTCTGGAAAGGATCAACAGCTTCCTTCTCACGGAGGTTCTTAGCGATAATAGATCGTTGAACATCAGCATCCAAAGCAGACTTAGAGGCTGTCTGGAGTTTACCCGCAAGTTCGTTAGCTAGTTTATAATCACCGTTCTGCATAGCAGTTTGAATACCTCGCTGCAACGATTCAGCACTGGTCAGGTCTAAACCTTGCATCAAACCTTGTCGTTGCTCTTGACGCTGCAACTCAGGATCTTTGTAGCCAAGCAAACCTGCACCGGCATCACCTAAGCGACTACCGGCAGTGTAGAAGGCCATTTGAGCAGCCTGTTGAGGATCAAGCTTAGCGAACTGCAAAGCCCTCGCTTGAAGCTCATTGTCACGTTGTCTTTGGATAGACTCAGGAGTCATACCGAATAAACTATTCATTACATCAGCCATAATTCTATCCTTTAAAGGTACGCACCTAAGTCTTGGTTACCATAAGCCAAACCGGAACCGAAGCCACTAGAGCCTAAGCCTGTTTGAGAGAAACTAGCTTGAGCGCCTCCACCCATCCAGTTAGCCATACTGTTGGTAAAGTTAGAATTACCAGCCAAACCTTGTAAGGCAGAACCGAAAGGACTGTAGCCAGTAGCTTGTTGCATTGTACGGGCAGCATTAGTACCACCTTGTAACAATGTGTTACCTACGTTAGCACCCGCAGAAGCAGCATGACCACCCAACTGAGCACCTAAGTCCAAGGTATTCTGACCTGTCTGTTCCAAGGTATTAGACAAACCAAACTGTGTCTTAAAGGGAGCGTAACCTCCACTTGCAAGGTTCAAACCACCTGTGAACAAGCCACTACCAACGTCAATGTTCTTGAGCATACGGTTGTAAGCATCTGTATCAGCAGCAGTGCCTGTGGACAGAGCAGTGTTACCTAAGCCTGTACCCAAGCGAATATCCTCAGCCAAGTTACCACGAGCTTGTTGTTGTGCATTAGCAGCCAATGTAGCGTCTTGCTGTGCAATAGCGTTGTAGTAAGCCTGCTGTTCAGGATTAGCTGCACCCATCATACCACCTTGAGCCACTGCAAGACCACCACGACCTGTGTTGAACAAGTTCTGATTCAAACCTGCACGAGCTTGGTCACGGCTAGGCTGTAACAAGGCTTGTTGCTGTTGCATATACTGTTGAGCAGCAGCTTGAGTGTCGTACGACTGAGGGAGCACCTGCTCAGACAAGCCACGCAAGCGGTTAGCATATGCTGTAGCATTAGGATCCGCTTGGTACTGAGTTGATTGAGGTAAGAACTGTTGACCTAAGTTAAACAGACTCTGACCTTGATCCAGACCTTGCTGACCAAAGCCCATGCCTTGACCAAAGGCTTGAGACAAGAGCTGATCACGAGCACTTGCAACGTCAGGGGCTAGGTTATAGCCTGCTGACTCAAGATAACCTTTATCATTCATCTTGAAGTTAGAGGAACCGAAGCGGGATGTAACACCCACTGGACGGAACTTCTGAGCTTCAGCAGCAATACGAGCTGCTTCGAGTTGAGCTTGTGCGGAGGCTTGAGCAGCTTTCTTAGCTGAGTTACCTCCGAGAATACCACCTAATAGACTAGCACCTGCGCTGACTAACATTGCTGGCATATTAAGCCTCTACTTTCTTCTGTTTGATTAAAACTTGATCTACTTTATTCACGTCAGTTTCCTCAGTTTGATGAATACAGAACCATGTAGAGTCTTCCAAGGCTACAATGACATGGTTCACATTCTTCACAATATTGATACAAGCAGGGGCTGTATATTCTTCTACTTTATCGTCATCCAGTAAGACTTTAACCTTACCCTGAGCTAAGATACTCAGGTGGTCATAGTTATGCTGATGCTGACAAGCCATAGCACCTTTAGGGATAAACATCTGCTTGGCGTATAAGCCTTCAGAGAAGTGGTGTTCTATCATGCTGTCAGGCATTTATGCCGTCCGCTTCCACATAACCACTGTGATGTACGGCTGGAGGTTAGCGTTAGTGCCAGAGGAACCTGAACTAGCAGTTGTTCCTGAGTAACTGGCTGAAAACGAATGCGTGTGTGCTCCTGCATTAGCTGTGGTGATACTGCCTGGACCTGATGTTTGTGTTGCCGGATTACCTTCGCCAGAAGCTGCTGATGAAATACCTGCGGAGTGATTGTGTACACCAGCCTCGTTTGTAGTACCGCTGAGTGATCCACTAAAACCATGACTATGACTAACAACAGCAGCATCCTTGCTACCGCCTGTCTCTTCTAAGGCAGATCCATACAGAGCATCACCACCGTTCAAACCTACCATGACTCGACCTGCACCGAAGGCTGTCCAAGTACCAAAACCTAACAAGGTAGCGGGGTTAGTAGTTACACCTGCGTTGATGTAGATAGAACCTACTGGATACACTGCCTGCAAAGCTGTTGTTACAAAGGCTGTGGTGGCAAGCTGAGTAGTGTTAGTACCTGCTGAGGCAGTAGGTGCTGTAGGTACACCTGTGAAAGCAGGACTAGCAATGTTGGCTTTGGTAGCAAAGGCTGTCGAAACTGAGGCTGCAGAAGCAGCTACGAAAGCTGTGGTAGCAATCTGTGAGGTGTTAGTCCCCGGAGCTGCTGTAGGTGCTGTTGGGACACCCGTCAAAGCAGTATCAATACTGTTAGCCTTGGTAGCAATAGCTGCTGCAATGTTGTTGAACTCAATATCAATCTCTGTTCCTTTAACAATCTTTAAAGGATTGCCAGAGGCTAGAGCATCCTTACTCGCAAAGGAGGTACTTTTTACGTAGTCTGTCATTATATAATCTTCCCGTTCTTAGCCTGAATCTCGATTTTCTGGATACTCAAAGGAGTACCGTTAATATCAGCTTCGTAGCCTGTTTGAATAGCCTTACCAGCACCTGTAGGATAAGCTATAAGTGTCTGTAATGAGATACCATCAGAATACTCAGTAGTAGTGTTGTACTCAGCTATGTTGTATTCAGAGATACTTTGTGTTGGAATCTTACTTGTCTGAGAGTAATAGTTCTCTTTAAAGTCATATCCCCACTTCATGGTGACATATTGGTAAGTACCACCAATAACCACAATAGAGAGTTTCTTCAAGATTGAGGTAACTGAGGGAGCACCTAAGTCAGTATGGTTGGTGAAGTACAGCATACGGTAGCTAGCTTCATTGTCCTGATGTCCGTAGTACTTACCGACATAGCCTTCCTTACCAATCAGTAAGTCACGGTTACGTAAGTAGCAGAAGCTCTTAGGTTGGATACTGTCCCAAGTAGTGACCCGAGCAGCACCATCCTGAAGCATGGCCTTCATGTCGAAGCAGTAGACTGTCTTCAATCCCGGCAGTGTTAGTAAGTAGAATGACTCATAAGGACTGTAAACAGATCGGATAAGACTTAGCACCTCACCTGCCACAGCACCCATCAAGTCATTGCGTACGTTCTTAGACAAGTCCCTGAATGGAGCTGACTTCTCTTGAATGGTACGAAGGACACTGCGAACACCTGTATCCGAGAGGAAGATGATGTCTGAGCCTGTGTTCTGGATACTGTCACGAGCAATACAGCCAATACCTGTCACTGCATCGGAGAGCTTAAACACTCCTGTAGTCACCACATCCTGAGCACCGGAGTACACCAAGATATTGTTCTTACCAAAGATGAACAAGAATCCGTTGTGAGAGGCCAAGCCTGTTACGTTATCTGCACCGTTAGGCCATACTGAGGTAACATCTAAAGAACCTGTAGAACCACCTGACCACTTGTGACCGGAGAGAATATCAGACCAGTAGACAACAGCTTTCTCAGAGTTGGTGTCTGCTACCCATAAGCGTCCATAAGCAGACAGAACAATGTTACCTTGTGGGGGTGTTCCTGAGTGTCCTGTCTTATCGTTGAGCTTGTAATAACCTGTAGTGCTCAAAGCAGGATCAAACACTATCGGCTCATGTCCACCTTGGAACAAATACAGAGATTCATTCAAACAAGCAATCTGCCAGTTGTTAGCTGTGATGGATGGAGCAGAACCTCCACCACCGTAGGTCAACTGAGTAAGTGTATTGCCTACCAGCTTGAATATCTTATTGTTCCCTGTACAAATAGTGTATTCAGAACCGTTATCGGTAACCAACTGACCGATAGCTGTGATGTCAGAAGAACCTAGAGCAGTACTGGTAGTATTGACTTTAGTCCAGCCTTTACGAGCACCTACACGACCATACTGATCAATGACACAGTTGGTAGCGTTAAGAGCAAAGCCTGATGCTAGGTCTAGTGAGCTGTCCTGAGTATTCAGACCATAGAAGCCCGGAGCAGTGATAGCGAATGTTTGGATGGTTTGTGCCATTTACACAGCCTCCCAAGTCTCTTCCTCGATGTACCGTGAAGATTCAATAGCGATATAGTCAGACAAGGAAGCCTTGTACAGAGCATATGCTTCTGAGCTTGGTAAACCACCG